TAAAATAAAGTTGTATATTGCGGTATATTAATAAAACAAAAACAAACATTATGACAGCAATTACTTTTAAAGACGGAACAATAACTTATCAAAAAGGAGCTTCAATATACACGGATAAGATAGTATTAGAAAATAAAGAATACTATACAGTTGTAGGAATAGGTTCTGGAGAAGAACTTTGGGACGCAGGACACGCAGTTGGTAGCAGAGTTTACAAAAATCAAATAGACTTAACAACAATATAAAACAAAAGGGGGTGTAAAAACCCCCTATTAAAAATAACAATATGAAAAAGACAAAAACAGGACTACACATTGAAACTAGAAAGAACCGCATTGAAGTTTACACACCTAAAGAATTGGAAGAACTAAACGAGCTGATTAAAGAAAACAAAAAGCGCAATTTCAATATCTTAGTTGCACTATTGATGGCAATAGTATTTATTGCAGGATATACCTTCGGATCAAGATAATGACGTTACTTCAAAAACAATCTTATAATCTTTGGTTTAATTGGATAGCCGATAAAACAATGGAATGGGCAAAGTCCAAACCCGCAAATAAAGATTTAAAGAATTATATAAAAGGTCTTAATGAGATTGGTCAATACGTTAATCAATTAAATATAGAAAATAGCGTACTAACAAAACGCATCGGTTTAATTAGACAAGGTAAAAACGAAGCAATCCAATCGCTTCAAAAAGAAATAGAAACATTAAAAGAACAAATTAATACACAAGAATTATGAATTGGTTAGATAGTTACATTGATGAACCAGACGCAAAAACAGAGTGCGCCTGTTGTAAAGAAGAAACAAACGGAGATTATTATTGCTCAGTTGAATGCTTTAATTTAGATATAGAATGATACTTTTAGTAGATGCTGATAGCTTGATCTTTGCAAGTTGTTACAGAAAAAGAGAGTTCCCAACGGATGAAAAATTCTATACTGATATAGACGATTCAAAAGCTAAATTCGATCAGCAGTTTATGAGCATCGTAAACAAGCTTGAAGATATGTATTCAGTCGACAAAGTAATAACGTTTAGCGGTAGCAAAGGAAACTTCAGGAAGCTCATTACAAGCGACTACAAAGCGAACCGAAAGGTAGTTGACTTGCCACCATTATTAAACGAGATGCACCAATACGTAAAAGATCAATACGATAGCGTTTGGGGTTACGGAATTGAAACCGATGATATCGTTGCAAGATATTGGTTTGAGTTATCAAATGAAATCGGAAGGGACAACGTAATGATTATTAGTTTGGACAAGGACTACAAGCAATTTCCAGCTCTTATTTACAATTATCATTTTAAGCATCAAAAGATTTTAGATATATCAGAAGAAGAAGCTATGTATAATTTTTACGAACAATTTATAATCGGGGATTCTGCCGATAATGTGCAGTACTTTCGTGGACGTGGAAAAAAGTTTGCAGAAAAATATTTAGCTGATTGCAATACAAAATATCAATACACAAAAAAGATGTATCAATTATTTAAACAAGAATACAAAGGCAAAGCACGTCAAAAATATGCAGAGTGCTATCACTTATTAAAACTTAGAACAAATGATTAGATTTGTATATGACCTAGATATAGTTTTGGAAGCAATAGAAAACGAAGATTATAAAGACGCAAAGGAAATGATTGAAGATATACAAGAGGACTTACGAATATTAGCATTATTATAAAAAAAAGTGTTTATAATTTGTTTATAACTACAAAAGGTTATATATTGCAGTATAATTAAAAACAAAACAAAATGATAGCAAAATTAAAAAGTAGATTGGGAATTGAAGTGTGGAAGGACATACCAGAATATGAGGGCTTATATCAAGTCAGTAATTTAGGAAATATAAGGAGTTTAAATTATAAAAGAACTGGTGGTGTTAAAAATTTATCACCAGGTGTTAATTCATCTGGTAGGTTTAATGTAATTTTATATAAACAAGGCAATGTAAAAAATTACAATGTTTATGTATTAGTTGCTATTGCATTTTTAAACCACAAGTCTAGCGGTCTTAAAATAGTTGTAGACCACATAGACAACAACCGTTTAAATGATAAACTATACAATTTGCAATTGATAACACAAAGACAAAATGTCTCTAAAGATAGGAAAGGAACTTCTAATTACACTGGTGTATGTATTCATAAAGGAACTAATAAATGGCAATCGACAATAACCGTAAACGGGAAGCAAAAACATTTAGGATATTTTACAGACGAAAAAGAAGCATCACGAGTATATCAAAACGAATTAAATAAAATAGAATTATGAGAGCAACTTATTTACATTACGAAAACGGCAAAGGCTATGACGTTATAGACTTTATAAAAGATTATAACCTCAACTTTAATAGAGGGAATATAATCAAATACATCACACGTGCGCCAAACAAAGGCACAGAACTGCAAGACTTAGAAAAAGCAGCCGATTACCTAAAGCGTGAAATTGAATATATGAGAGAACAACAACAACAATGGATCGAAAAGAATAAATAATGGTAGCACACAATAGAAGTAAAAAATATTACGAAGAAATGGAACAAAAAGAACTAGAACATCAAGAACAAGTCAGGGGGGTTCACGATGAACCAGAGGATCAAATCACACCAAGGCATTTGAACTATTTAAAATGCGTATTGATTAGTCAATTACTACTAGAAGCAAACGACGAACTAAAAGGTAGCGTAGGATTCAAACAAAACGTAAAGTTGCAAGTGAATAAAACATCAAAACTATTGGAAGGAATATATCAAGAAGGGTTCAACACCGTTTACGGCAATAACCCTGAAATGTGCACCAATGTATTAAATAAAATAGATAGCTTAATACACAAGATTAAAACGGCTTCTATTGATGAACTGGTAATGATTGACGCATTAGTAGATAGCTACTTTACAAACAAAGATGAACACAATAAAAACCAAACCACAGAGTTTACTAAATTAGATTAATTATGAATCCATTTAAAGAGGCAAAGAAATTACATTACGACACTTATTTGGGTATAAATGAATATCCAGAAAAATCAACTGATTACTATCTATGGGATAAAGCTAAAGATATATGTATTATTTATGTTGATGCTATTATAAAAGAAAAAGGTCATTATGAAAAAGAATATAAAATAATAAAAAAAGAATTACTTAAATTGTAAATTATGTATATAAATATAGAAATAAGAAAAACAGATCAAAAAGACTATTATAAATTTTTAATAAATGGTTTAGACTTGGGAACTTGGGAACGCTCAGACCTTAGGCACTTAATAGAAACCATAGACAATAAGATATGAATTTAGAAAGTGATTGTTGTGGAGCGTCACAATGGAATGAAACAGACTTATGTAGTGAGTGTTTAGAACACGCAGAATTTAACGAATAAAAAAACCCAATGGAACTAGAAGAATTAAAACAAGCAGTAAATGAAAAGTTTAAATTAGATATTGAAACCAAAACCAGACAAAGGAATTTTACAGATGCTAAAAAAGTATTTTCTAAATTAGCTTATGAATCAGGAGCAACGTTTGATGCAATAGGAAAACAAATAAACAATAGTCATTGCAATATACTACATCACGTAAATTCAGCCAACTCTATAAGTGAACTGTACAAAAGGCAACACGATGAACTAGCAAAAGAACTTGACTTAACATTTGTAAAACATTTTTTCGATCCAAATCAAGAAGAAATAAAAAAAGAAATACAAAAAACGACAAACAATAAAACACTTGAACGGATTAAAGGCATTACGGACGTCATATCAGCTTGGGATACAGAAACAATCCAAGAGTTTAAACAAACACGCTTAGATCCCTTTAACGCATTATTAAAGAATAGGGTAAAGCCAAAGACTATAAAGGAAGTAAAAGGAGCTATACTAAACAATAGAGTTAAAAACCCTGTGTTATGCTAGTAAGCGATTTATTACCATTCTTGGAAGGCTTAAAAGATAACGGGGATTTATCGGAATTAACTTTAAGGAAAATAACTAACTTTATAAATCTGGAATCTATGGTATTTAAAAATACAATAGTTGAAGATAAAACTCAAATGAAAATGTTCTAAACAAAATAAAACAAATCTGTTTATATATTAATAGGATTGATTAAACAATTTATTTCAATATGGATAACAGAAAAAACAACGGAGGTGCTAGAGAGGGAGCTGGGCGTAAACCAAAGGCACAAGAACAAAAACTAATAGAACGCTTAGACGCTATAATAGATTCAGA